TTGTGGTAAAGTCGCAGTAGTTGTTGAGGACTGTGTGAGTGCAGCCGTTGTTGGTTACGGTTCCTTTGTCGGGGTTGCGCTTCTTGGAACGTCTCTTCAGGATACGCATAAAGGGTATCTTGCACAGTTCTCAACAGCAGTAATAGCGTTAGACCCCGATGCGCTACCTAAGACGTTACAGATGGCAAAGGAATTACGAGGACACGTCAACGATGTTCGTGTACTACGTTTGAAGGATGACTTGAAATATCGTAACCCGACAGATATGGAGAATTTAAATGGAATTATCACTAATTAGAAGTTTGATGGACAGGGGGTTTTACGAAGATCATCGTGGTTCTCGTTGCCCTGACCGTCTATTCAGTAAGGATGTACGTAAGATCAAGCAGTCTATCGACACTGCTATGGATCGTTATGAGCGTACCGTAACACCCGATGAGATTGAGGCATTGTTCATGGCGAACAACCCAACCCTCACTACGGCACAGAAGACTGCCTACTCAGCCTTGTTCTCGCAGATCAAACGTGAACAGCCTATGGGCAGCGACATAGCACAAGAGGTGTTATCTAAGTTGTTTCAACAGGTAATCGGCGAGGACATCGCTAACCTTGGCTTTGATTATGTCAACGGTGACAAGACTAGCCTTGAGCCTTTACGACAGATGCTTGAGCAATATGGTGATGACTTCACACCTAACCTAAAGATTGAGTGGGATGACATTGACATTGAAACCCTGCTTGCACGTAATGACCTTGAGGCACGTTGGACNTTCAACATATCCAGCCTGACACGTAAGGTTGAAGGCGTTAACGATGGTCACTTGATTGAGATTGGTGCTAGACCAAACACAGGCAAGACATCTTTTCATGCCAGCTTGATTGCTGCGCCGGGTGGGTTTGCACATCAAGGTGCTAACTGCATTATCTTATGTAACGAGGAAGGCTATCACCGTGTGGGTGCTAGATACCTGACTGCTGCAACTGGCATGACTATGCATGAGATCAAGAAGAATCCTACTAAGGCACGTGATTTGTATGCACCAGTAAAGGAACGCATCAAGGTTAAGGATGCCACTGGTCGTGATATGAATTGGGTTGAGAGTGTATGTAAGGCATACAAGCCTGACATTGTTTTGCTAGATATGGGCGATAAGTTTGCTAAGACTGCTGGCTTTGCTCGTCCAGATGAGGCACTCAAAGCTAATGCAGTCCATGCTCGTATGATTGCCAAGCAGCATAGCTGCGCTGTTTTCTATATGTCGCAGCTATCTGCAGAGGCAGAGGGTAAGGTTATACTGAACCAATCCATGATGGAAGGCTCTCGTACAGGTAAGGCTGCTGAAGCTGACTTGATGATACTGATAGCTAAGAACCCACCAGTGCAAGGACAGGATGAAGAAGACGTTGAACGTCACCTCAACGTAGTAAAAAATAAGTTGACAGGCTGGCATGGTAGTGTACACTGTCAGTTAGAATATCAGACAGCGAGGTATACAGCATGACACACAGCGATAAAGATTGTATATGTGACGGAGAAGACATTGAGTACAGAAAGTCAGATATACCAGATTTAGAGTGGTTATTAATACAGGCAGAAAAAGCTGCCAAGCAGTGTGATAAGGACAATGACCACAAGTTGCAATATTCTAACAGACATAGAAGAGAAGCGCAGAGAATACGAAAACTAATAGAGTTAATACAGCTTTGTGGTGTAGTAGAAGACTATGATTATGGATTAGCACTCGTTAATAGAAAGTTTATTGTTAGTCTTGCTGACAACAATTGGAGAATACTAGGAAAAAACAAATGGTATAGGCACAAGAATGACTTAAAGCATTTTGTTGATAACTACGTATATAAGGAGTGGAATAATGAAACTAACTCTTGATGTAGAGAATACAGTAACGCATCGTGATGGTAAGATGCATCTTGATCCATTTGAGCCTACCAACTCATTGACTATGGTTGGTATGCTGAACGATCAAGGTGTAGAAAGAATTGTAACATTTGACCACAGTGAGGTTGATGCTGACGACTTCGGACATACTGTTGTTCAAGAGTGGCTAGACAAAACTACGGTACTCATCTGCCATAATGCAGCATATGATTTATTGTGGCTATGGGAATCTGGATTCAAGTATGATGGGGCAGTGTTCGACACTATGCTTGTTGAATACGTACTGCAGCGTGGACAGAAAGAACCACTGTCACTTGAGGCTTGCGCTGAACGCTACGAGTTAGATACCAAGAAGCAGGATACGTTGAAGGAGTACTTTAAGAAAGGCTATAGCACACGAGATATTCCACTAGATGAGTTGACTGAATATCTATCTGCTGACCTTCACGCTACCCAACAACTTGCAGATAAGTTGTGGTATCGTCTTAATACAAAAGCAGATGCTGGGCTATTGTCTACTGTTCGTTTGACTAATCGTCTAGCCAAGTGTCTCGCTAAGGTTTATCAGACTGGTTTCTCTGTTGACATGGACAAGCTAGAAGAAGTTCGTGAGGAGTTTGAGCAGGAAAAACAACAGCTTATCACTGACCTGCAATCACACGTACATACGGTCATGGGCGATACCCCTATCAACCTCAACAGCCCAGAGCAATTGTCTTGGGTTATTTATGGACGTAAGGTTATTGACAAACAAGATTGGGCAACTTTGATTGACCCATACATGAATGACGTTGAGTTCCGACAGCTTGTAGCTACAAGGACGCAGCGTTTATACCGCACGAATGCGGTGCAGTGCGGGGACTGTTATGGTTCTGGTTATATCCGCAAGACTAAGAAGAATGGTGAGCCTTTCGCTAAACCAAGCAAGTGTTTATCTTGTGGTACGGCAGGCTTCCAGTTCATCCCTACAGACAAACAAGCAGGTTTCAAGTTCAAGCCACCATCAGCTAAGTGGGCATCAGCCAATGGCTTTTCTACTAGCAAACAAAACCTTGAACTACTAGAAGCGGGTGCTAAGTCGCGTGGTATGGATGATGCAGTCGAGTTCTTATCTAAGGTGCGGCGGCTATCTGCTGTTGATACATACCTGTCATCCTTTGTGGATGGCATCAAGAACTACACCAAACAAGACGGTAAGCTGCACGTTAGCTTACTTCAACATCGCACCTCGACAGGTCGTCTGTCGGGGGCTAACCCTAATATGCAGAACATGCCACGTGGCGGCACGTTTCCTGTTAAGAAAGTATTTGTGTCACGATTCGATGGTGGTAAGATACTTGAGGCTGACTTTGCGCAGCTAGAGTTTCGTACTGCCGCTTACTTATCACAAGATGAGGTAGCAATTGAGGAAGTATCTACTGGGTTTGATGTACATGCATACACCGCTAAAGTTATTACCGATGCTGGTCAGCCTACGAGTAGGCAGGATGCGAAGGCGCATACGTTTGCTCCACTCTACGGCGCAACAGGATTCGGTAGAACCAAAGCAGAAGCAGCGTACTACGAACACTTCAACAGCAAATACAAGGGAGTGGCAGCTTGGCATTCCAGATTGGCTAAAGAAGCTATAGATAAACAAAAAATAACCACGCCCTCTGGCAGAGAATACGCATTTCCAGATGTAGTACGCAAAGCTAGTGGGCGTGTGTCACACTTTACACAGATTAAAAATTACCCTGTGCAGGGCTTTGCTACAGGAGATATTGTACCTCTAGCCTTGTTGCATATTGATAAATTACTTCAGGGTAAAAAATCTTGTATAGTGAATACGGTACATGACAGCATCGTTATTGATGTACATCCTGATGAAGAAGTTCAGGTAATCAACATCATAGATCAAACAAATAAAGCATTACCTGAATTGATAAACACTAGATGGGGTATCAACTTTAATGTACCGTTATTATTAGAGTCAAAAATTGGTTCGAATTGGCTTGACACTAAGGATGTAATTTGATATAACTATGGACTATTCGCAAAAACAGAAGGAGAAAGTAATGACACAACTCACAACAATTGATACCGATAACTATGCGGCTATGGCTAAAGCTATGGGTATTGCACATGAGAAGACTAGCACATCATCTAGTTCGCTGGCACGGCTACGCATCAACCACTCACCGATTATGGGTACGGCAGATGTCAACGGCAAGAGAGTGAATGTAGAAGTTGTGGAAGGCGGGACATACAAGCTAGAGATTCCAGATGGCCCAACATACTATGCATCTAGTATCAAGATGCGTCCGTTCATGCAGCGTTTTATGCATAAGCGGTTCGTTCAAGCTACAGCTAAATCACCCAACCGTTACATCAAGAGTGTTATGGCTGACTCGCTAGACATTGACTTGAAGGATAACGATGGCGGGTTTAACTGTGGTAAGGCTGCAGGCTACATCAAGGACTTCAGCGCATTACCTAAAGCACAACAGGAGTTGTTGAAAGCCATCAAGCGTGTGCGTGTAGTGCTGGGCGAGGTTGAGCTAGTCAATCCTACGAACGATAAAGGTGAGCCTGTTGAGGTTGCAAATACCCCATTCATCTGGGAGATTGACAATCGTGATGCCTTCAAGGAGATTGGTACATGCTTCACATCTCTCGCAAAGATGCAGCGTCTCCCAATCAAACACATCATTACGGCTACAACAGATGAACGTAAGATTCCGACAGGTGCATCATACTACGTTCCTGTAGCGAAGCTTGATGTGTCTACCGCCGTGGAACTAACAGACAAAGATCAAGTACTGTTTGGCGATTTCATGGCTTGGATTGACAACTACAATACGTACATCATTAATCAGTGGGCAGAGAAAGCTAACTCTACTATGGCAGATGATGACATAGACGTAGTAGACAACCTAGTGGACATCGAAGTTGATGATGAGGATGCAGCATAATGCATCATCCCGCTGAACTAGCATTGCATCAGTACATGGAGAATGCCGTAAAAGGTAAGTCTACCATGTCTGATGACACCATCGAACAAGTAGCCGATGATGTAGCTGATGCAATCAAACGTCAGTTTGGCAGTGGTAAGAAGAGGGGTGACTTTCGTTTGCGTATGTCAAATGTTGGTCGTCCCACTTGCCAACTCTGGTATGAAAAGAATAAGCCAGAAGTGGCCTTGCCATTCCCAACTACATTCGTAATGAACATGATGATCGGTGACATCGTTGAGGCGGTGTTCAAAGGTCTTCTTAAAGAAGCAGGAGTTAAATACAATGATACTGAAAAAGTCACTCTTGACCTTGGTACTACTAGTATTAATGGGTCATATGATATTGTCATTAACGATGCAGTTGATGATATTAAATCGGCTTCAGACTGGTCTTACAGAAACAAGTTTGAATCTTATGATACCCTCGCAGCAGGGGATGGGTTTGGTTACATTGGACAGCTTGCAGGTTACGCCAAGGCTTCCGGCAAACGTGTCGGCGGCTGGTGGGTAGTCAATAAAGCCAATGGTCAGTTCAAATATGTACCAGCTACAGGTCTTGACATGGATGCTGAACTTGCTAAGATTAAGAATACAGTAAAGACAGTAGAGGAGAACAAGTTTGAAAGATGTTTTGAACCAGTGCCTGAAACTTTTCGTGGCAAGCCCACAGGTAATAAAGTCCTTAATGACGGATGTAAATTCTGCAGTTATCGTTTTGATTGTTGGGATAGTCTTACTGAGCGTCCTGCTGTAATGTCACAGGCAAAAAACCCGCCAGTAGTGGCATATGTTGAACTAGCAAAGGAGTATATAGATGCATGAACAACTTGAACTTGAAACTCTCGCAGAAGAGATTAAACTTACTGAAAGCAAACTTAGCGACTTGCGTAAGGAATATCGTGAGCGCAAAACTGCTGGTTTGCGTGAGGCTATTGCGGCACGTAACGAAGCCGATAGGGCTATACAAGAAGAACTGAAGTCACTAGGTTATCGGTATCGCAGCAATCTACCGAATATCTTTTGGCGTGATATTGCATAAAAGTGCCTAACGCAAAACAATTTAGGGCAGCACGAAAATATGGGTATCGTAGCGGTCTGGAACTAAAGGTATCTGACTACCTAACAGAACTCAAAGTAGACTTCTTGTATGAGCAAGTAAAGATTGAGTGGGAAGACCTAGCGTACAGAACCTACACACCTGACTTCGTGCTGTCCAACGGCATCATTATTGAAACAAAGGGTATGTTCACCGCAGCAGATAGACGCAAGCATCTGGCTATTAAAAAGCAGCATCCTAACTTGGATATTCGTTTTGTGTTTGAAAGTAGCAGACGCAAGTTACGTAAGGGTGCTAAGTCTACCTATGGTGAATGGTGTATCAAGTATGGCTTTAGATACTATGACAGGATCATTCCTGAAGATTGGTTAAAGGAAAAGGGCAAGAACAAGCACCCAAAGTTTATTAAGTTTGGTGGCACAAAAGTAAAAAGGAGATAACATATGGACATGCTAAAGAAACTAATGACAGAGATTAACGAAGAAGATTTCCTTATACGAGTAAGGCCATTTGCAGATGATGAAGGTAAATGGAATGGGGAAGTTGATATCTCAATTATGGCAATGCCGGATAACCCGCTGGAAGATGAGGACTATTATCAAGTAATGCATTTTGCTAAACTAATGTGTGCTTCTGTGCCTGTTATGGAAGCATCTGAAGAGTTACGTGATATTGTACATAAATATGTGATGGAAGTACTTGACAACGAGATGGAGATTGATGTAGAACTAGAGGAAGAAGCGGGTGTAGAGAAAACTTATGATGGTAATATTGTACACCTTAACTTCAACACAAAGACAGGGGGTTCAGCATGAGGCATGAAGAATTTATGAGACAGGCTATGTCGCAGTCCGATAGTAAACAGATGTGGCCTGCAGAAAATGCTGTTGATATGGTCAATAGTCCACCTCACTACAATCAGACAGGCATTGAATGTATTCATGCTATCTCTGCTGCCACTGGTGATGGGTTCAAGTACTACCTGCAAGGTAACATTATGAAATACCTATGGCGTTTTGATTACAAGGACAAGCCACTAGAAGACTTGAAGAAAGCCCAGTGGTATCTGGACAAGTTGATTGAAGAGGTTATGGCTGATGCGAGTTAAAATGTTTATCACCATTGACGTTGATGAAGAAGACTATCCAGTACC